TGTTCTATTGACATATATTTTATTATCCACCTGTTCCAGAAAAGGAATCTTCCCACTCTGGTTGATTATAATTATTAACTTCTGGTTCTTTGTATGAGCTAAATCCGTATCTTATCGCGTCCATACTATGTGAGAAGTGATGTTCAGGTTCGTTGAGTACCTTTCCATCTCTGTCAGTCTTCCACAAGTAGTTACGATATTCTTTTATTATGTTTAAACTTCTTTTAGTTATTGATATCCTTTGATCTTGTACATACTGTATTCCTTGACGTACGCTGTCCTTTCCTTTGTTAGCGCCTATGATAGTTATTCCGTAGCCTTTTATCTCGTCAATACTCTTAGGTTCAGCACTGTCAGCTATCGTTAGTACAGGATCAATGTTCTTTAGTATATCAGCTATCTGTTTGTTACTTAATCCTTTTTGAAAACATTGTTCATCTAGTATAAAACCAGTATTGTATTTATAGATATCCACGATGGAGCTTGGGTCATTTGAATACCCGAAATCCATACCTCTACGTTCTAGTCTAGCCTCATGTGGTATCTCATCAATTATTTTCCAATCTTTATATATCTTTCCTTCTACTTCGCCCAGTTGACCTAGACCATATACTTGCCACCAACCTTTGTTGGCTTTACGAGCTTCAATAGCTTCTACTATCTTAGCGTCTAGTGCTTCGTTATCTAGGTAAGTAAGGGTTATAAAGTCTACATCATCTCTTCCGCCTAATATCTCTGTATAGAACCAGAACTCGTTAGTAGGATTCCAATCAATAAATACAAAGTCTTTAGTACGAACCTCTAGCTGATTGAAAGCGTCTAGGGTTACGTTGTTTGCCTCGTTTATAAATAGTCTGTCGCGTCTAGCACCTCTTAACTTATCACCGTTATCTGCTGAAAAGAACTCTATCTTGCTGCCCGTTTCAAATGTGTATGTACTATCCTGTACGTTCCATAGTTTCTCTTTCCAGTAATGGTGTGCTTGCATTATGTTCTTAAAATCTCTCATTGCTCCTCTTTTCAAGTGAGGGTAACTCTCTGATATTATACTAGTAAGAGTTGGTGTCTTATCACTCTGCGCCAAAGTTATTAAGTACAATAGGATTGATATAGTCTTACTAGCTGATGTTCCACCACATACTGCTCTAATCCTCTGATTCAACTGTACTATCTTGGTTGTCGCTGTTGTCTTTGAGAATTTCATAGCCTAATATTGGTTGAGGTAATTCTTTACCGCCTGTAGTTATATCAGTACGTTTACTATATCTTTCCTTCCCTAATGTCTCACGTATGAACTCTGCTTCTTTCTGTTTAATCCTTAGTAGTTCCTTGTCTAGCTTACCGTTAGGGTCATTAACAGGGAGTGTCTGTATAGTATCGCTTGTTATGTCTGCTAGTATAAGCTTACGATCTCTTTTCCATCCTTCTATCTTGTCTGCTAGACTTAGATAATTCTTACTATGCCATGTATACAAAGTACTCTCTGGTATTTCGCTAAGCTTAGCTATTTCTTTGAGTTGGAGTCCATCAAGAATACCTTGCTTTATTTCTGTAAGTAGGCTTTCAGTTAAGTCAGTTGGTCTTCCTGCTTCTCCCATACTTATTTTAGTTTATATTTCTCTGGTCTTGTTCTTAACTTTCTTTCAAGGCGAGGAGTAAGTTCTACCTCAACACCGTTTCTTATTACGATATTAGATACTTCTACTGGTTTAGCTTTCTTGACTTTCTTAGTTGATTTCTTTGATGCTGGATTTGTGGTCTTCTTAGTTGGCATATTATTGATTATTATTAACTATTTCATCTACGGCTTTTTCTATTTGTTCTTCTGTATGTTTGTCTTTCTTTTCTTTAATGTCTTCTACCTCTTTGTGAACCTTTAAATCTGCGTATACCATTCTGTAACTCATCTGTGCTCTTACTTGGTACTTCTCTTCTAGTTTAAGTAAGGCTTCTTGGAAATTAGCTAGTCTTTTCTCATAGTCTGCAAACTTCTTTTGGTCTTCTTTTGATAAATTATCCTTTACTAGGATATCTTCTTTTGTCTCTGACATAGTGTTAGTTTAAGAAAGTAAAATAAATTGCTGAGACAAATAGTGTCCCTATAATTGATATACAGAGTATTGAAATCCAATCGAACCCATCTTTGTTCATAGATAAATTATGGCAAGACATTAAAAGCACTTTTCCCTAATGCTTGCAGTCTTCTTGCCAGTGCCTCACGGTAATGTTTTGTGAGACCTAATGTACTGCCATTCCTTATCTATTTTAAAGCCTTTAAGCATTCTCTCATGTAGAAAGAGTGCAACATTGTGTATATTTCTTCAGTGTCTTCTGTCATGTTTATCCCTAGGAAATCTTGTAACCAATATCTAATTACATGCAAAATCTCATGAGATAGTGTTTCGTAATTCTTCTTACTGTTTACCCATATAAATACATTCCTATAATCATCTGTCTCATGTAATATGGTTTTCCCTAAAGCTCCTTTTGGTTCGTATTCTGTTTCGTTCTTTTTGTTTGCATATCTTACAAACTCCTCTTCACTGCAATCCCAGAATAATCTGATGTATGTATGGAATGTTTTGTCTTCTATTAGTTTTTTCTTCATATAATATCTATTCCACCAACGATAAAGTTAGTGGTAGTTATGTATAATCACTCATTACAAGTGATGGAATAAATATTATCTATAAGCACCCCACAAGGAAGTGCTGCCTGTCTTCTGTGCAAAGACGGATATTGCTTTCCCCGTTACAAAGATTGCAATACCATGAAAGAACAAACATCTTACGATGTACTTACAGATAATAATCTTTTAGTTTTGTTTCTAAGTTTAGTACAATAAACCATGTTTGATTCTCCGCCTCTAGGTCTTTCTTTAATCCATCTCTGTAATCTCTCTGAACTCCAATTAGCTATCTTGTTTTGTCTCCATACTTTAGGTGGAGTGTATCTTGCGTTGAACTTATCTTCTTTCTTGCATTGCTTAGTTATCCTCTCTGTGTAACTGTTGAAATGCTTGCGACATAAAACTACTTCCATTGTCTTTGCATATATTGTTTTTCCACAGAGTTCACACCCTTTAGTATGTAATAGCATAAAAAAAATCTAGTTAACAAAAACTAGATATTAAGGAATGAATTGTTACTACGGACAAGCATAGTAGTTGTTTAGTAAGCAATACTCTGAACCCTAGAAAATATACTATCGGAATAGCGAGCCTAAGCCTGCAAGACCAGATAACATAATCCCATGCTAGAGGGTCAGAATACTGATTGCTAACGTTTGTATAATAACACGTTATCAAAAATAAGTCAACAAGCCTACTATTTAGCTAGGTTAAGCGAAATTAAAAAAGTTACTAACACCCCCTATTGACATACTCGTTTAATCGTGGTAAAGTTAATTACGTAACAACTTACATATGCCTAAAACACGAATACATAATAAATCTATAAGAGTGAATCTCCGATACGGTAGTCAATCCGTAGCACCTATTCGTGGGTGTAGGCACGGTGGTTCACTCCTATAGATTTTTTGTTATGTTAGATTTTAAAGGCTCAACAATTTGGGCAAGACAAACCATAGAAAGCGACGTATTCTTCAATAAACCTGCGGAGTGGTTTAAGATATGGTTTTATATTGTAAACAAGGTAAACTGGAAAGATGGTAAAAAATTCAAAAGAGGCGAGTCATTTATCACTTATAAAGAAATAGCCGAATATACCAACACAACACGCAATCAAGTTGATTCTTTTATGAGATGGGCAAAATGCACGACAATGATAACGACACGAAAAACGACACGTGGAATGGTCATTTCTGTGCTAAACTATGCGAAATATCAAGACTCAATTAAAAGCAAAACCGATAGCAAAACCGATAGCAAAACCGATAAGCAACCGATACACAACCGATACGCACCCGATACTATAGTAGAAACATGTAAACAAGTAAACAAGGAACATACAGCTAAAGCTGAATATAAATACTTCTATAAATCTAAAAATATGGAAACTATCCATTTAGATGAGTTAGGTGAACCAATCATGGAATCACCCGTTCCAAAGAAATACACGAACAAGCAGAAGCTTTATACGCGGATAGCTGTCTATTTCATGAACATCAATAACATGAGTGGTAACGTCTTACGCTACTTCCCTGATGTTAAAGAGCTAGTATTCATGGCAGACAAGATACACGACAATGAAAGTGACGTGGAGGCTGAGATAAAAGCTCGTATAGATATAACAAAACAATACCAAGAAACAAAAGACCTTTCTTGGAGTCTTAATACGGTCATTAAAAACTGGGATAAAACTCTATCCTGGAGAAAGGAATTTTAATATGCAAGAAATACTAGCATACTGCCTTAATCACCCAAACGAATCTTTATCTATTGATCCGTTCTCTTTAGGCAGTGAAGAGGGACAAGTCTTAACTAATATTCAAAATCTAGTTAAAGACAAAAAGTCCATTCAATTATCTAAAATAACAACTGGGACTTACTACTCTCCTGAGAATCTACAAGATTTAGCAGATCAGCACACACACCTAACCAAAGCTGACTTCAAAGAATTAACTGACAATACCAACAATAAC